TTCAAGCTGTGCTTGCTTGGCAAATAAGTTGAACTCCTCCGGCGTAATATAACCGTTGTTATCCTTATTGAGGATAGCCATAACAGTATTTCTTACCGTGTTTATCATGTCCTCACAAAGATAACAAAAAAAGGCCACCCCTTGCGAGATGGCCTAGTCTTGTGACCTAAACTAATTAGGCAACTACTACTGTAGACACAGTGATACCGCTTGGCAACTGTGGGGTAATGAATACTGCTGGGTTAGAGGCAGATGAACTAGCCAACTCAATAGCAGCGTAGATAGCGTCGCGAGTAGCGAAGGTGCTATCAGAAGTGTGAGTGATGGTAATTACGTCAGTGCTAGTAGAACCAGCGCTGTAAGACAATACAACAGTAGTTGCAGTTGCGCTTACCAAATCAATGTTGTCGAGGCCAACCAATACCAACCCTGTGGTACTAGCGGAAATTTTAAGAAACTTGCTCATGTTTGTGTTTTTGTTATGCAAATATAGTTAAGAAAGTTTAGACTTAACTATTTCAGCAATAGTGGCACCCTCTTCGCTTTCAAAGTAAATGCTCAATACAGATACTGCGTCATCTCCAGGTTGAAGATTTGTAAGCTTCCTCTTATTTCCAGGAATATTAAACCATATCTCTTTGTTATTGTTACGCAATGTAAACATACCAGCGTCCAATGCCTTAGAAGCCATAGCCGTATCTTGCAAGTCTGGATCAGCAATCATTTCCAAGAACTCTTTTGGATACTGTCTAGCATACAACAAAATGTCTCTTTTGATCTCTGGCGTAGTCATAGTATCGATTACACTTCCATACAACAATTGCGCAATGGACAACATTGTATCTAACTCGAGAGACCTAGCAGCAATTTGTGCGTCAAGTTCAATGTTGAGCTCTTCAATATCTTTTGTAGCCTCTCTTTCTGTATTCAATTCTCTAAATACATCACCATTTAATGGATGCAAGTCCATAAACTTTCCAAGTATTGGGTTGTTTGAAGGGACCACTAAAACTCCATCTTCAAAAATAATTGGCTCTAAGATAGCCTTATCATCTTGCTCGTCTTCGAACACAGATTTTTGGTTCCTAGAATAACGAAGTGCACGGTTTGTACTTCCGTCAAAGTGCAACAATGAAAAACGCCTAGTGTTTCTTGATGGTAATGTGTAGCTCAATGGAGCTTTGTCTTTCGTAAGGATAAACACACGATCCTTTAATTGATTTGATTGTTTCATAATTTGATTTAATTAACAGTACAAATATAAACAAAAAGGGTGAGTACAAAGTACCCACCCTTCTGTGATAATCTTGGTTAAGATTAAGCGGTCTTGAACAAGAAGAAGTTGTTCGCGCCCAAGGTGCACAATGCACGCTCAGACAAGAAGTTAACTCTCATTGCATCCAAATCGCTAGTAGAAGCACCACCGGCAGAACCAGTAATCCAAGTCTTGTAGCGACGGTTCTCAGTTTCGCTAGCGCGGTAACGAACGTGCAAGAAAGGACGCTTAGCGTTCTTACCCAACACCATGTCGTAAACGTTAGTAGAACCTGCAGGAACCAACACACCGTTGATTTCTCCACCAACAATACCACCACGCAAAGTAGCGTCGTTCAAGTATTTCCAGTCGGTCTTGTAGAAGTCATAGCCACGCTTGAAGCCTTTGAAGCCCAAGTTCAATGCCATGTTTTCGTCGTTGTTGAACACACCGTAGCTAGTTCCGTTAACGCCGTAGCTGTTTTGAGCAGCCAACATATCGTCGATATCGAAACCAAAGTTACGATTAACGAACAACATGTTTTCTTGGATAGCTCCCTGCTTGTCCAAACGCTGAATGATAGCGTCGAAGTCGCCCAAGGTGCTAGGGTTGCCACCACCCCAAACGTTTCCACGCTGTTCGATAGTGTAGAACAAACCGTCGGTACCCTTGTTTCCTACGTCACCGGTAACTGCAATAGCACCAGAAGCGGTCTCAGCAGGAACACCTTCGATCATAGCCATTTCCAAGTAGTCTTCGAAACGCAAACGAGTTTCGTGCTCAGACTTGATGTACCACAAGTAGCCAGTAGCACCATTTTCAGTAGTAACTTCTACCCATCCGATCTGAGCCATGTCAGAACCAGATACTTCGTAGTTGTCCTTGATGATGATAGGGCTGTTGTCGAAGATTGAATCTTCAGCCTCCAAAGAACCTGACATACCGTTAGATCCTTTTTTGAATTCAGAACCATAAACAAATGCAGTAGATGCAGTTGATACAGGAATGGTTTGACCACCAGCAGCGTAGTAAGCTACGGTGAAAGTCAATCCAGATACAGCGGTAATGATAGCTTTGTCGCTTTGAGTACCACCGGCGTTACGAGACAAGAAAACGGTCTGACCTACACGGAAGTTACAAGCAGTAATACCTGCGTCAGCAACGGTCCAAGTAGCGGTGTCAGAACCAGCAGCAGCAGCAGAAGTACAGCTTACATATTTAGTATGCAAACGACCTTGCTCTGCCCACTTGATCATGTCAGAGTTAGAAGGCATCTCAGCACCTACTTGGCGCAAGAAAGATGCGATAGAGCGATTACCATAACGCTCGAATTCTTTCTCGTAAGTATCGGGAAGATACTGATTCAAGAAATCGAAGTTGGTAATGTAGTTTGAAGGCAAAGTTGCCTTTACGGATGAGGGGGTTATAGCAAACCCGGGACTCACTTGAACTGATCCAGCCATAGTTTTGTTTTTTTAGTTTTTGTTATTTGTTACGTACTTTTATTTTGAGCCCGCTTCCGTGGTCAGAATCTAACGCGACAACTTTGAAACCAGTGGTAGGTGTTAGCTGTGGTGTCGACCGCATATCCATCTGGATATTCTTTGACTCCTTTGCTACGCTGTCTACCGCTGCGGCCATGCCTTGCTCATAAAAGTGCTTGGCAAAACCGTCTGGGTTCATCGCTACTGCGATAGCTCTGTGATATGCAGCTGGGTCTTTAATGAATCCTTTCTCGTCTAAGAAAGAACCAATAAACTTGCTTACGTCAGATTGAGCCTTCTTCAGTTGTTCTGGACTGCCAGGTTTAAACGAGAGAGACTTATCGTCGATCTTAAATTCAAAACCTTTGAACTGATCGCTGAAAAGCTCGTCTGTCTTCTTAGCAAAGAACTCTGAGCGCTCTAACTGAGCCTTCTGCACCTCCTCGGATTCTTGAGCATACCTTTTAAAGTCCTCGTACATACTTTTCTCTTCGTCAGAAACTAAGCCACCCCTTGACTCAAGAGGCACCTTGTACTGTTCCTTCAGCTTGTTGAAGTAGTCCTTGGCCTTTGCAAGATCTTTTTTCATTGCTAGCTTTTTCTTCTTGACGTCCTTTGGGTCGTCAAGGTCTTCATCAAAGTCGTACCGAGTCTCGATTTCGTACTTTACGTCTTCGTCGTCATACTCTGGGTTCTCCTGCTTGATGAATTCAGCTAGCAGTTGATTTGCAGGAACCTCATCGTAGTTCTTATTCAACTGAATAAAATCTTCGATTCCTCGTCCGGTCTCTTTCTTGTACTTCAAGAACGCAGACACGTCTTCTGGCAGTTCCTCCGCCTCTTTTCTCGCTTCGAACAAATCATCAACTGAGTTGATTTCTTTGTTGTACCGATTCTTTAAATATGTAAGAACGTCTGTATCTTCTAGCTCCTTGACTTGCGTCTCGGTGCTTTCGATCTTTTCTGTTGTTCCGTCAGGCGCCACAATTGTGGTCTCTACCGGGACTTCTTCAGAAGACAAGCCATGCTTCTCTTCGTGCTCTTTTAGAAGTTGCTCTTCTACTTCTTGAACAGACTTCTGCTCTTCGAAGGCTACTTCCTTCACTTTGAATTCATTTTCCATATAAGATTTGATTTTATTTCACAAATTTACGAATAAATGTGACACTCTATTTTGGCTCAAATGACGCTAGGTCAAAGCCATCAAGTGTGTCTTCATTTGATTCGAAATCAACCGGTGGCAAATTGTTTTTTCTTTGCTCGATCAATTTTGATTGCTGTGTATTCTGAATAGAGATACGCTTGTCTTTAGCTTCCTCTTTCATTTTTTCTTTGTCGTTAATCAGCTCTGCGTCAACGCCCTTCAGCTGCATGTTCATCTGGAACTCTTGCTGCATTAATTGCAACTTAATCTGAGCTTCCTGTTGCATTGTCTGAACTGAGAACATTGACTCGGCCTCCTTGATGCGGATCTTGGACTGTGTCTCTGCTTCGATCTGTGCCATCTTGGCCTCGGCTGCTGCCTGTGTTGCTGCAATGTTAGACTGGGACTGGAACTGAGACATCATCTGCTGCTTCTCCATGTCCTTCTTCTCCTTATCCTTGCGCTTAACCTTCAACAACTGATTGGCAACCTTCAAGTTTTTGATTTCACGAATGTCGATCGCATCTTCAAGGCTGATCTGATCACGGCTCAATGCCATCTGAATGTTTGCCTCAAGCTGCTGCTTCTCTTCTTCGTCAGGAGAAACCTCGATGAAGATACCAAAGTCGTGCAAGTAAAGGTCCTTGATGCTGTCTAGAATCTGGATGTTATACTTACCGATCTGGTTAGCAAACTCCTCACGGAACTCAGCGTACTCCAAGATGTCAGAGATACGACAAGACAATGCCTCAGACAACTTACGGGTAATGAATATACCACCGTCAAGAATGTGACGAGTTGCAGTATTTGAATTGGCAGCTGCGAGCTTCTGTACGCCAACCAAAGCATCTGCGCTAGGCATAGACCCATCGCGTGCTTCGTTAAGCCCTGTAACGTCGCGTAGCATTCCCATGTACTGGTTATAAGCTGCGATCAAGCTAGAGATTTTACCCTGTGCTGCACTATGGTTAAGTTCCTGAATTGGAACACGTGCGTTGTTGAACTCGCCGTCCTGTGTATAACTGCGTCCGATTACGCTACCAGTTTGGAAGTACATGCGTAGTGCGTCCTCTGGATTGTAAGCGGCACCGTTACCAAGGTCAACCTCGTTAAGTCCATCGGCGTCAATAAATACACCATCGGGGACCATCTTGGTCAACACCTGTTGCAACTTAAGGTGAGTCATCTGGATCAAGTCAGCGAATGCTGTCATTCTGCGACCCAAAGACTCAATGGCTCCCTTGTACATACGAGGTGCAACCATTACGTAGTTTGAGTACGCGTACTGTGACGCAGACTTAGGACGTGCCATGTTCTTAGACAGCTCCCACTTGATCAACTTATTTGACCCAAGGATCAAGATACCCTCGTACCAAACATCAATACGTTTCTCGATACGCTCGAATCTTTCCTCTTGGTCTGTTGGAGGGTTAAAGCTCTCGTCCTTGCGGATGATACGCTCTCCACCACTCTCCAAGAACTTCTTCTTATATACGAAGGTCTTGTCAGTTTTGTAGTTAAAATACAACAGGGTTACAACGTCCTTGTCAAACAAGTCGTTCCTGTATGTACGCATGATGCCATAATAGTCCCACCAAGCAGAGCCAAGCTGTGACGCTTCTTCTAGTTCTGCCTTTGTGATGTCTGGCTTAATCTTGATCAGCTCAGTGATCGGAACCTGTTTTACTTCGCCCCAGTAGAATACGTCGTCGAAATAGGGTGACTCGGTGTAACTGTACACCAAGTTAGCGGGGTCAACATAGTCGACCTTAACACCGGCTCCAGGTAAAAATGAGTGCTTGACACCACCGATACCCAGTGTGGCAAGGTCGTAGTCGACGCGTTTTTTAGTGTCTGCATATCCGTTTTGTTCAAGTAGAGTATTGATTGCTTGCTCTTCTGCAATTTCAATGCTTGGCTTGTACTTCAACTGCATGTAAAGCTGCAACTCCTCATCGTTTGATGGAAGCTCCTCTACATTGGTGTTGAATGCATCTACGCCAAACTGTTCTTTTGTTTGAAGCAAGAAGTCCTTAGCGACCATGTCGCCCTCGATCATGTCTTGGAACTGGTTACGTTTCTCTGCCGCTAGTGCATCTTGCGCTACAGCCTTTACTGAGAAGTTTCTGTCTGCCATTCCATTGACAACGATGTCAATGAACTTAGGCATGATAGGCACCGGTGTCCAAGAAAGGTTTAAATACGACAGGTCTCCGTCGAATGACATCTCCTTTTTGTATTTCTCAACGGACTGCTCTCCGCGTGCATACAGGCGCAAACGGTGGAACTCTACCCACTGGTTGTAAAACCTGCACGAGCCTGCATCTTTTCGGAACCACTCCGACTGCACCGCTAGTCCAACCTGTAGACCAAACTCTTTAGACGCCTTCTCGGCATCCGTGGCTAACTGGCTTGGGAAGGTAGTTGCATTGATTATTATTTTTGGATCTGTCATTATTTTCTTAACTCGCTGTGAAAGCCTTTGTTATCGTATTGTGCAAATTTAAGG